ATTGATAAGACTCAAAGCTAAGACTCCCAATGATAACCGCAAGATTGACACACGCACATACTTTTATGTGTAGTTGTTGTTTTATATCTCTTTGGACGAAATAGTTTTACAATGATGGCTGGGACGGTAAAAATAAGCCACTTAATTGGAAGCCAGTACCACCCAACAAAAACCCACCAAAGAATACTTCTGTGTTTCGTTTTCAGGTTCGTCTCGGAAACCATCTGGACGTTAACATTTTCACTCCCGCATTTCGGACATACCATTTTTCATTCTCCTCTCTATCTTTTCCGCCCTCTGGCGGCGGGGTCTCTAGAAATATAGTTCGGTCGCCAAATTCCCATAGGTGTACCAGCAGACGGCCTTCTTCACGAAGTCCTCGGTCACACCGAAATACTCTGCTAAGTCCCAAAACTCCGTGTGTCCCTCCGCAACGGCTTCATCGAGGTCAACAACTGGTATCATTTCCTCGATTGCCCACTTGTCTGCCCTGTGCTCGTGCTTCTGCCGGACATCATGGGCCGCCCACCGGTTATAAAACGCCCCGGTTTTACAATGCCCAAGCTCATGGGCCAAATGGACACGTTTGCTGGCCTCATCTTCCAACACGCCGTAGTCCATTCCGATATAACACCGCCTGTCCGTCTGTACACACATGGAGCCATTCTCCGGGATGCTGAGATACATAATGGGAATGTCTGAATCCTGCGCCTCTTGAAACAGTTTGGCAGTCTCCATTATTTCTTCTCCTTTTCCGCCTCCTCCCGGAGTTTGACCATCTGGGCGAAGCGTTTTACTTCATCATACATGGCGTCGGTGATTTCACCGTCGCCCCCAAACAGGGCAAATTTAATATCATCGTCGCTGACAGCGCGCTCACCCTCCTGGGTGGGCGCTTTTTTTGTGTCAGTTCCTAAAAGGTACCCAACAGAAACAGCAAAATAGGCGGCCATCTTATCAGCGTTTTTGGCTGAAAGTCCATTTTGCCTACCCATTTTCAAATCTGTCAAAATACTTGGTTGTATCCCAATATCCTTACACATCCTGTACCCTGACACATTCTTTTCTTTGCACAGAGATATAATACGATTATATAAATCCGACATATAAGGCCCTCCATATTTGTGCATAGTGACAAATATAGAGTTCCGTACCAAACCATCTTGGCTATTACCGAAATCCGTGGTAATATTTAAGCATGGTCATACGGAAATCTATAAATATCCTCTTCTTGACACCTAGAGTATATTACACTTTTCCGTAAATGTCAACAACACGATATAGGGAGGGTAGAGCAGTTAATTACTAAAAGTTGTGGAGAGGGGGTGAAGTCGAAATTAGCTGGAACGAAGTTAAAGAGTTCATATTGATTTTTTGCTATGCAGCAAATGTTGGCACGTTATTTTTTTTGAATATCAGATTCTTAAAAAAACTTGGCAACAAGAACTGTGGCAACAATCGCCAAGAGGCCGATGACGATAGAACTGATCGTGTTGATTTTCGACCACTTGAGGCTTTGGTGCTCAATGTCGCTCTTAGTTTTGGCTGCATGAATTTCATCTGGTTCGTTGCGTTTATCCTGCTCCGATAAAAAAGCCAATCCTTTTGGCGGGATAACATGGTTGATGATTTCAGGGTGCATTTTCCCATCAAGTGTACGAAGTTCCTGCTCATGTCCATTTCCATCAATATATGTCGTTCGTCCGCGAATATATCCCTCTTTAATGCAGTCGGATAATAGTTCAAGCTCTTCATCACTTGCGTTAAATGATGGCTCATATCCGCTTTGTACCTTACGGATCATTTCTTTCATGGCGTTTCTGTAATCTTGGTTAGAAGAAATCATAGTTTCACCTCAGCACAAGATTACCATAAGTAGTAATGCGCGTAAAGAGAGGAGGAAGATAATTTGGCAAAACTTAGTGAATTTGGAAAGGACATCAGCAAGCGGTTGATTGACCTGAGCAAACCACAGACCTGGTTGATTGAGGAAGTCCGAAACAAGACCGGCCTGTACTTTGACGATTCTTATATGTACAAGATTAAAACAGGTCAGCTCTCCACGCCTAAGATTGTCCAGGCCATCTGCGAGATTTTGGACATTCAGGATTGCAATCAGGATACCAGAGTAGAAGTCCGATAAAACGGGACGATGAATAAGGGATAGGGTGATACCAATGATCTTAAAGAAATCCAAAGATTTTGGAGACTACAGCAGCGATAAAGGCAATGACAACGCCCTCGATGATACGAGCCGCGGTCTGAGATATTTTCTTGTGTTTATCGGCTCTTTTCTGGGAGCGCTTTTTGGAACGTTTCTCGCAGGACTTCTCATATAAAGCGAGTTCGTCAAGCCCATGAACGTTGATTGCCCATATCCATGGGATTGCTTTTGTCCCTGTAGTACACATCATATCAAACGTTTTGACCACATATAAGTATTGTTTTACTTGTTCCCATTCTTTCGGGAGAGGGTATGAAAGTTCAATGGGCTCATCTTTTATTGAGAAGAGAAGGGCATATTGATCCTCAGTAATCATATCTTTCGCCTCCGTTCGAGGTCATTCTATCAAAAAAGGAAGAAAGTTACAATGGTGTGCTTCAAAACGGGGTGATGATAGGATACCAGCGCAGAAGCACAATAAACCGGACTATTCCATAAAAATGGAAAAATAATCCGCCCCTGACGGGGCGAGGCACGAGAAAGGAGGAGCCATGCAAAGAAGAGAGACCCAGCGAACAGAAAGTGCGCTGGGCAAAGAGATAGCTGAAAAGCGTCGGCTGCTGTATGAGAGACACGGCGGGATCATGTCCCCTGTAGACGTGGCACGGGAGATGGGATATTATCCAAAGCCATCCAGCGGGGACCGATGGGCCCAAGAACACGATGTTCCAGCCGTCCGCCTTGGAGCAAGAAAGCGAGGCTATGAAACAGATCTTGTGGCTAAGGCAATCGTACAGAGCCGTGGGATGGTATAAGGATGCCCCCGCCCGTGGTGGCACACGGGAGAGGGCAACTAGGAGGATGATATGTTACCAATTATTTCAACATTTATTGTAGTGGCATCAATATTCTTTTTATTCTTTTGGTTTTTCATTTTCAGAAAATAGGAGGAAAACATGAAGAAAGTATTTGCGGTTGTGGGCGCTGTAATCTGCGCTATTATCTGTGCGATATTTATGATCCTGTGCCTTGAACGTGTCTCCGTTGGCAATGTGGGCGTTGTTTATAGCGCCAATGGCGTGGAGGACCAGACACTCTCCCAAGGGTGGCACTTTATGAGTCCTTTCAAGTCGGTCAAACAATTCCCCATCTCCCAGCAGCAGCTTGTCCTAAGCAACAATCCGGGAGATTACAACGAAAAGGAGCACGCAGACTGGTCCATCGATGCTCCGGCTAACGGCGGAATGGTGAAAATCAACATGACTGTCAATTACAATTTTCTCCCGGATCGAGTAGTAGATGTGTACAAACAGTTTAACGGTATGTCTGGCGAAACCATTGTAGAAAGCCGAGTCCAAAACAGCATCATTGCATATGTAAAAGAAGTTACTCCACAGTTTACAGTCATGGATATTTACAGCGACAAAAAGAGTGAGGTCAACGAGGCCATTACTACATATCTCAACGAGCGCCTTACTGAGGAATATGGTATTAACGTCTCCAGCGCTTTAGTGATTGATGTTCAGCTCGACGAGACTCTCCAGCAAAAGGTACAGGCTAAGGAGCAGGCTAAGCAGGACGCAGAAATCGCAGAACTAGAGAAACAGACAGCCAAAGCCCAGGCAGAGACTGACAAGGTAGTGGCTGAATCTGAGGCGCAAGTCAAGGTAATCGAGGCTCAGGCCGAGGCTGACGCAAACCGAATTATTGCTCAGTCCATCACACCGGAACTAATTCAGATGAAAGAGGCTGAAGCTCGATTGAAACATGGATGGGTTGAGGTGCAAGGCGCTGATACCGTAGTAACCAATCAGAACTAAATAAAAATGCCCCGCCAGGCGTGCGGACACCTGACGAGGGCTGGCAAACCTAACTGAGTAGGCAATTAGGCTTGATGGATATATGATACTAGAACATTCGTTCTCTGTCAAGCCGGAAAGGAAAAAAATATGGCAGAGAAAGAGACAAAAATTGGACGCCTCAGCTCCATTAAGGAGCTCGGAGAGCTTGGTGGTGATGTCAAAGCACAAGTAGATTGGCTAACCACTCAAGTTTATGGATTTACGATGGAAGAGTTTATCCGTCAGAACTGGAGGCGTGACGATGACGCCGAATGAGGCCATCCGCCGCATTACCCAGCGAGCTATGGAGCGGCACCGGCTCTCACAAAGGGGCCTTGCCCATGAGATCGGATGCGGCGAAGGCTCTATTGCAAAGATCCTGGACGAGCAGGAGGTTCGTCTCACTCAGGAGCAGTGGTTTTATTTGATGACGTTGGGAGGGAAGCAGCTTGCGTGACTGGATGCTCGTGGGCGCATACGCCTGCATTATTGTAGCAATGGCGCTGATAATTTGGGACATATGGGATAGGAGAAGGAAGAAATGAGAACACGAGAAGAGCGCCGCCAGAGGGCCCGAGAGGTCCGGTGGATGATTGGAATAGGAGCAATGCTCTGCCTGACCTTCTGGGGCGGTATGGCATTTGCTTTTTGGGTCATGGGGGGATGAAATGGAGATCATCGAACATCCAGACATCACCGCCGCCATGCGGACGGGATATCCAGAATATGTGAACTCAGAGAATCAAGACAGCCCAGAGAATCGGGAGCAGTTTATCAATGAGAGACCCGATCTCCTTATCAGATGGCTTCGCCTTGGATACCCGGATATCTTAGAGGAATACATTGAAATGAACGGACCGGACTACCGGGAATGGCTGAATTAGGAGGAAGATATGGAGAGCTTTATTTTACGAGTTTTGGCTCTGCAATCAGAGCTGAAAGCGCCTAAAGGACAGACAAATAAATTTGGTGGCTATAAATACCGCTCTTGTGAGGATATTCTGGAAGCAGTAAAACCACTGTTGAAGAAATATGGGCTTGTCCTCACGGTCGGAGACGATTTGATGAATGTAGGCGACCGGTATTATATCTGCGCTACCGCAACACTTAGGGATACAGACAGCGAAGCAGCCATTAAAAACAGCGCATACGCTCGTGAAGCGTTTGAGAAGAAGGGAATGGATGAGGCTCAGATTACCGGAACCGCATCCAGCTATGCTAGAAAATACGCTCTGAATGGTCTGTTCTGTATTGACGATACCAAGGATGCGGACACGGACGAATATAATGAGCGGACCAGAAGAGGGAATGAATCACACCATGGGACGCTTTGCTCTGACTGTGGACAAACCATATTTGGGACTTTGAAACGAGATGGAAGCGATTGGCCTGCACAAGAGATCGTGACATACTCCACCGGAAGATTTGGGCGTCCCTTATGTCCGGCGTGCCAAAAGAAAGCTTTTTCGGCTGAAAAGGCGGCAAGTAAATGAATCTTACATTTCAAGATGCCAAGATACAGATGGACGGCGGAGTATGGCTCTGTATAAAAGTCAATGAGCCAGCTCTAGCCAGAACCTTCATCCTGGACAAGCAAAATCGTCTCTATGACTGCGAGATCAAGGAGCACCGGGAAAAGCGGAGCCTGGATGCCAATGCCTACTGCTGGGTCCTTTTGGACAAGCTGGCGGACGCTATCCGCTCCACGAAGGAGGAACTCTATCTCCAGAAGGTTCGGGAAGTTGGTCCATATAAGGACTTTTCATTGACCGAGGATGAAGCAAAGACTTTCCGAGTGGCATGGGAGAAGCTTGGCACTGGATGGCCCACAGAACAGGTAGACTATGGCCGAGACGGAGACCGGGTGGTGGTGAGGGCCTACTATGGTTCCTCTACCTATAACACAAAGCAGATGTCCAGACTCATTGACAGCATCGTGCAGGATTGCAAAGACCTTGGCATTGAGACGTTGCCGCCTGAAAAGCTTGCGGCTATGAAGGAGGAATGGGGACGTGCATCGTCAGACTAGGGCAACATCCATTCCGGTGAAGGTAAAGGCTGCTGTGGCCGAAAGAGACTGTACCAACGGACCGGCAACCTGTATCCTCTGCGGTGCTCCTGGCGGTCCCCACTGTCATGTGGTGCGCAGATCTCAGGGCGGAATGGGGGTTGAGGAGAACATCGTCACCCTCTGTGATAAATGTCACTATGCTTTTGATGAAGGGCTGTTTATGGACCGGCTTCGCCCGTTGGGATTTAACAGCCGTGAGGACATCCGTACTTATATCATCGACTACCTCAAAGGATTTTACCCTGACTGGAGCGAGGAGAAGGTGAGGTACAAAAAATGGGACTGACACAGTGTGAGCGAGTGCTGCACTATATGGAGGACTTTGGGACCATCAACCCCATGCAGGCCATTCAGGACCTTGGATGCTACCGCCTGGGGGCCCGTATCTGGGACCTGCGTCATGCTGGACATCCTATCTCCCGCCGTATGGTATCAGGAAAAAACAGGTATGGCGATAGTGTCAGCTATGCCGAATACAGATTGGAGAATAGAAATGCTTAACCATATCACTATTATGGGACGTTTGACCCGAGATCCAGAGCTCCGGCACACCCAGACCGGAACGGCTGTGGCCTCCTTCACTCTGGCGGTGGACCGGGACTTTAAGGATAAGGCTACTGGAGACTGCACTACCGATTTCATTGATGTGGTAGCTTGGCGGCAGACCGGCGAGTTTGTCAGCCGCTACTTCACCAAGGGCCGCATGGCCGTGGTAGATGGCCGCCTTCAGCTCCGTGACTGGACGGACAAGGACGGCAACAAACGCCGGAGTGCTGAGGTCATTGCAAACAATGTCTACTTCGGGGACTCCAAACGAGATCCTGGGTCCGATGCTCAATATGGAAATGATGAGCAGGAGCAGTTTTCTGAGCTTACAGATGATGATGGCAGTTTGCCCTTTTAAGGGGGCATGAAGTGTGCCGAACCGAATTATAAAAGAATCGATTTGTACAAGTGAAAGTCTTGATGGATTGAGCTGGTTTGAAGAAGTCTTTTTCTTTCGGTTGATCGTGAATTGTGATGATTATGGGCGCTTTGATGCAAGACCGGCGGTTTTGAAAGCAAGGCTTTTCCCGCTGAAGGATCGGATCACTCTGAAGGATGTGTCCAGTGCGCTGACGAAGCTGGCGGATATAGGCATCGTGAGGCTGTACGAGTGTGACAGTAAGCCGTACCTATATCTCCCAACATGGGAAGTCCACCAAACCATCCGTGCGAAGAAAAGCAAGTATCCAGCTCCTGATCTCAGCGAGAGTACATCTGAAATCATTTGCAAGCAATTGCAAGCAAATGTCTCCGTAATCCAATCCAATCCGAATCCAAAAGAAAAGACCCCTTCGGGGTCTAAAAGAAAAAGTTTTGATCCTCCCACAGTAGACGAAGTTCGGGAATATTGCGAGGGGAAGAAGAACGGAATAGACCCTGAAGCATTTGTAGACTATTACGCGGCAAGAGGCTGGAAGTACGGGCCAGGTCGTCCGGTCGTGGACTGGAAAGCCGCAGTAAGGACCTGGGAAAAGAGGAGGAAGCAATCAGATGGCGATGACTACTGGAGCAAGTGATTCGCTGCTGTTCCGACCTGATATGATGGACCCATCACAGCCGTCTGGGCTGTGGTGGTGTAAGGACGCAGAAGACATGCAGACTGTTGGAATGAACGCTGTGTGCAAAGGGATTCTGGCTGAGTGGAAAGAGCTCGAGCCGTGGATGGAGTATATCAACTCTTTCCCATACATCCTGATCGTGATACCACCGGGGCTGGAACAGGATACAGCAGCCGCAGAGCTGGAGGCAAGAGTGTCTATCCCGATCATCATCCCTACAGAAGATAGTTTTCAGGGGTATAAGAGCTTGTTTTCCCTGGTGGGAGACCGTGGTATAAGAGCTTTGGATAATCTTCTGCTGAACGGAGAAGAGGCTCCTGTCCATGGGATCATCAACCTTGCAGATGTGGATTGCCAGAAGAGGAAAAATGCAAAGCGTGTGATATCTGGACTACATGAACTAGACAGTGCGATCGGTGGGTTTTCTTCTGGGGAATTATCCGTTTGGACAGGGAAACGTGGAGAAGGTAAGAGCACACTTCTGGGGCAGATCCTGCTTGATGCAGTCAATCAGAACCATGTTGTGTGTGCCTATTCCGGTGAACTGCCCAAAGAGCAGTTTAAACTCGGGCTATTGCAGCAGGCGGCTGGATATCTCAATGTGACACGAAGAGTGGATCAGAGAAGCGGTCGGGTCCTGTTTGACGTGAATAAAGAGGTCGTTCCTTATATCGACAAATGGTGGAACGAGCGCCTTTTCTTAACAGACATCCAAAGAAAAGAGGCGCACGATGAAGCAAACATTCTAAAGATTTTTGAGTATGCCAACCGCCGATATGGAGCAGATACGTTCCTCGTAGATAACATTATGACTGCGGAGCTGAAAGATGAATCAAACCTTGGATTCTGGAGGGCTCAGTCCGCATTTACGGGGCGTCTGGTTTCGTTTGCCAAAAGACTTGACGTGCATGTGCACCTTGTGGCACACCCAAGGAAGACAGAGGGCAGACGTTTGGAGGCAGATGATGTCGGAGGTTCCAGCGACATTACAAACAGAGCTGACAATGTATTCAAGGTTGAACGAGTACCCGAGGAGAGAGAACAGGAACTTGGGTACTCCTCCCTACTCACTATTTTGAAAAATAGAGAGTTCGGAGCTAGAGCAAGGATCAAACTTGAATATAACGAGCCATCCAGAAGATTATATGAAGCTGGAGGGAGGCCGATAAAGTGCTATTCATGGGAGGAGGCGCGGAAACGTGGACAGGGTCTATGAATTAGTCATGGGCGAAATCAAAAGAAAGCGTGCTCAGAGAGATTTTATGAGGTCAGAAGGTCTTGATAGATATTCGGAAATGTATGAAGAGGTAGCAGTCGCCCTACAAACAGTTTTAGATTCGTATTCCAAATCGCTAGAGTAAGGGGTGCGGAGAAATGCTGAGTTTTATCATCAACTACCCAACGACCAAAAAAGGGAAGTCAGAATGGAACCGAAGATTTGGCCTGAACGCCTATTATGCGGGCAAGCATCCACAGAAGCGGCGGAAGGATGCCGAAGAGCTCCACATGATCGCCCGAGCAGCTATGCATAAAGCTGGGATCAGGAACAGGATGCTAGACCGACCGGTGAAGGTGAGATTTTATTGGGATGACGGCCTGGACTGCGATAATCATGCGGTTTTAGGGAAAGCGTTTCTGGACGCAATGAAAGGCTACATATTACCGGATGATAACCGGAAATGGGTCAAGATGGTGTCGCATGAGTTCTGGGATGGGGGCGCCATCAAGGTCGAGATCATGCCGGGGGGAAGGCCGTATGCATGAAAATCCATGTTGGACCTGTCAGAAAGCATGCGGAGGGTGCTCCTGGAGCCGCAGCTTCTCCCCTGTTCCGGGATGGAGGGCCAACAAAACGAAAAAACGAGGACAGGGCGGCACAAAGGGCGGCTACATAGAGAGCTACTACATAAGGTCGTGTCCGGAGTATGATCCAGAGCCAAAGCGGGATATCCCGGAAGAGAGAGGCGGTCAAAGGCTCAAATATGACATCGACAAGGTGATGTTGTTGGCTAGGGCCGGAATGACAGAGGCGGAGATCTGCCAGAGGATGGGCGGTATGCCGCTTGATACACTGAGGAGATATAAGGCCATATTGAGGAAGCGAGGAAAGCTATGCTAGAATTAGAGCAAAGGGCCCTCTCCGCCCTCCGCCCCGTCAGCCGGGAGCAGCTATCTGAGTTTAAAACTTGCGATCTGGTAGACGAACTAAGAAAGCGTGAGGGCGTAGAAACACACATCGCAGAGCCGTACCAAGATGTGACAGTCTCAGTAAACGGCCCTGCGGTGGTGCTGGTAGTTATAGATTAGACCCTGGAATATCCATACCTACCCTTGATAAATGAGTGGAAGTATTTTCCGTGGGACCCTGCGGACATGAGCCCAGCATATACAGACTGCGGGACACCGAAATAGGCGTAGGTGCCACCCTTATGAAATGAGATGTAGAGAGTCCCATTTTCATATCCGATACTGGCTATGTCCGTTGAGGAAACTGGATGCATGACCATGAAATCACCTCACTTTCCACGCAGTTAAATAATACTACACAGAATGGAGGATTTGTAGATATATGGGGAAAATCAGCCGGGAGAAGGTGGAGAAGGTCTGGAGGGGGGTGTGGAAACACTATTTACCGCCTTTGGGAGCTGGAAATATACAGTGCCGATGTACAAAATGCGGGAGAACCCCTGATGTAGAAACACCTTTCTGCGCATGGTGCGGCGATCCCATGACGGACGAGGCCGTGGAGATGGTGATAGATGGGAGGCGTTGAAAGATGGAAGTACGACCGATTGATGCAGAGAAATACATGGAATTGCTCAAAGAGCAGTATCTACATCATAAGTCTATGGGCAATAACCAAGCGGCAAAAGCATGGCAAGGCGCAATGCAGTTACTCTACGATATGCCCACCCTCGCCCCGCCGAACGAGCCGCTGACGCTGGAGGAGCTGCGGGAGATGGACGAGCCTGTATGGGGTGCCTGCAAACCCATCGAGGGCGGGAACGGGTACTGGTGTCTGTGCCAGCATGGGCATATCATCACACCGGCAGGTAGCATTTACGATGTGAAAGAAATCCCGCATTGGGTGTTCTACCGCCGCCCGCCGGAGGGAGAGGCCGATGCCTGAACATATCTTGTCCCTTAGTTATGGAAAAGACTCTATGGCCTGCTTTGGGGCGTGTGAGCTGCTCGGATGGCCCATCGACAGAGTTGTGACAGCCGATGTCTGGGCCACAGATACCATCCCTGCAGACCTGCCGCCGATGGTGGAGTTTAAGTCCAAGGCCGACAAGATCATCAAGGAGCGGTGGGGAATCGAGGTGGAGCACGTCAGGGCGAAGCGGTGTTATCAGGATGTTTTTTATATGACCTGTGAGAGCGACGGGGAACGGGGCGGGAAAATCTATGGTTGGCCCTATCAGAGAGGCCCATGGTGCAACTCGCGATTAAAACAACACGTACTGGCGCGGATTCCGAGAGATGCAATCCAGTATGTAGGTATCGCCGTAGACGAGCCGAACAGGTTCCACAGCCTGTCCGATAATAAACGATCTCCACTGGTGGAGTTAGGCTGGACGGAGGCCGATTGCCGTCGGTGGTGCGAGGAAAACGACCTTCTCTCCCCAATCTATACCACCGCAGCCCGTGGAGGCTGCTGGTTCTGCCACAACCAGGGCGTTCAGCAGCTCCGGCTCCTGCGGAGGAATTACCCGGATTTGTGGACGCTGATGCTCAAATGGGACAGCGACAGCCCGGTGACGTTCAAGGCAGACGGCCACACTGTCCACGACTTTGACAGACGCTTCCAACTGGAGGACGAGGGGATGATCTATGTGGATGATAAAATTTTCCGCTGGTCGATGCTAGATGATGAACTAAATTACCGGCTGTTTTAGCCGGAGGGAGAGGAGGACACCTGATGGATATTGAGAAGCTGATTGAGCGGCTGCGAACTGAAAGCCTGTACAAGGACAAGGCAACACTGGAAATCATGGACCTGTGCATGGATGCCGCCCACGCCCTCTCCACACTCTGGCACGAAAACGAGAGGTTGCGGGAAATGTATCAGAAAGAAAAGGCGGTTTGCCATGCTACGCGGGCCGAGCTGGATCAGGTGAATCGGGAGAATGAAACCCTAAAACATGCATTACAAAATTGGCACGAGGAGGACTGACATGGAACGGTTGACATACTTTGACGGCGGGAAATGGCGGCTCAAAATTGGCGACACAGAATATTCCGGGGCGTGGGTTGACCGCCTCGCCGCCTACGAGGAAACCGGCCTGGAGCCGGAGGAAGTCCTGCCCAAAGAATACGCTGGCGAAATTATGAAGTCGATGATTTTGTTGAAAGAATACCAAAAGCTCGGCTCCATTGACCGCCTCCGCGAACTGGCCCAGGCGGACAGGGAGGGGCGGTGTTTTATCGGCCCGTTTGTTGCAATGATTGAACAATCGCTGTCAGGTGGAGAAATGAAGCCGCAAAGAGACCAGAGATTTAATGGGCGGTATGCGGTTGTATATTTTGACCCAAAGAAATGGTCCTCCCCGCTGATTGATATTTGTGGGACACCATACAACCGAGAAGAAGCCGAAGAACGAATGAAAGTATTAAAGGCCGCACTACGGAGGGAGCAGGATGAAAAAGGAGGAAGCTCAGAATGATATTTTTCGCTGGCCTGAATTTCTTTCTGGCGGCACTGAATGTTTACTATGGGATAAACGGAACTGGTAATACCGCGCTGAATTGGGCCGCAGCAGTTTTTATTTTTGGGTTTGGCCTTATTCAAATCGCATTTTACATTGTAAGGGAGAATAAGCGATGAAAGAGTACATCGAGAGGGCGGTCGCGCTGGATGTGGTCAAGCGAACCAGCGGGGATTATGTTGCGGCGTGGTCAGAGATTGTACAACTCCCCGCCGCCGACGTTGCGGAGGTCAGGCACGGGAGATGGATTTTTGAACCAGGGAAAATCCCGTATTGTTCGGAGTGCAAAGAGTACAGCGACGATGGAGACAAGGGCGCTACTTTCTGCCCGTGGTGCGGCGTTCGCATGGACAAGGAGGACGAGCATGAGGCTGATTGATGCTGATAAATTACCGCTTGATATCATGCCAGAGGATATAGATAATGCCCCCACCATCGACGCTGTGCCTGTGGTCGGGTGCCGAGAGTGCGTGTACAAGAATACAACCGCTTGCCCAGCTTATGATGCCCCATTCATGCGCACCAGTTTGCGGATTAAGTTTTGTAGTGAGGGCCAGCGAAGGGAGGACGAGCATGACTAAGTGCTGCGCCACCTGCACATGGTACGAGGACTTCCAGGGCGTGTGCTGTAATGGAGATAGCCCATACTGTGCGGACTTCGTGAACGCAGACCAAGTTTGTGAATTTTGGGAGGAAAAGAAATGAACAAAGTTACATTCACGGTTACGGCTACTATGAACCAAAGATGGGTGAATGATTTTTGCTCTCTTCTAAAATGGATGGAACATTGCGGTTCTGTCGGCCATTCGTCATTCGTTGGATTTTACGCGGATGGGGATGGAGACTTTAGGCCGGAATTTCAAGTCAGCATCCCGTTTGAACAAAAAGACGGGATTCCTGAAAAGGAGATACTGGGAAAGCCCGAAATAATGTTTGATGCAGGTTGAGAGGTACAAAAGTGAAACAATGGAGTGAAACAATGGGAGGAGACAAGCCATGGACGAGATAATCGGAGGTGCGGAATGAGCGAAGTTATCATTACCAGTACATGGGAACATGAAGATGACCAGCAAGCCAAAGCAGACGCAGGGAAGCCTCGCCCCACGCTTACTCCTGTTAGTCTAATCGACGCTGTGACGGCGGTCCGTATGTACGGGAACGCAAAGTATCACGACCCAGAGAACTGGCGGCAGGTGGAGCCGCAACGTTACCGGGATGCACTCTACCGGCACTGGCTGGCCTATCTCAAGGGGGAGAAGTGCGATCAGGAAAGCGGCCTGCCTCACTTGTGGCATTTGGCTTGTAATGCCGCGTTTCTGATTGAGATGGAGGGCTCCATCCACGACGGGGAGGGCGGACAGCATGAGGAGGGATAGCCTTTGACCAGCCAAGGAATAGAAACATTTCTCTCCTATCTACGAGAAACCGAGCAACGATACCATATGTCCGAAGTGAACGAGCAGGAAGCAAATAATGAGACTCAGGATATCCTACATAGCTTGGAGCTTCAGGATCATGACTATCACGACTTTGCTCGTCTATCGAAGGAGCTGAGAGGAGTTCGCCAGAAAAGACGGGCTGCAAAAGACACTATGAGTGAGACGGCCCCGGTGCTTGATTGGATAGACCAAAACCGCCCAACAATCAAAAGCCTTGAACGACTCCTGGGTGATGTGCGGAAAGCTGAGAAGAGCACTGCCAATCGAATCTATACTCCCAGGGCGAGGAGGGATAGCCCTTGAACGAGTTCCCGGAGAGGCTGAGGAGGCTGAGGGAGAGAAATGGGTTGAAAATGTGCGCTTTATCTGAGTGCTGCGACCTAGATAGAAATGCAATCGGAAGATTGGAGCGAGGAGAAATAGAGCCATCCAGGAAAGCATTAGAAGGACTGTCTGACCGGTTTGATGTTTCGGTTGATTACTTATTGGGGCGCACGGACTGGCCGAATAGCCCACCGAAAAGCCAAAAACTTTTATCATCTCATAAAAAATTTTGATAGATTCACACATTTGTGAAAAATATGACTTGTACATGCGACAATGGGAGCATGGGGGCATACCCTGTGCTCCCGATCTCTTTCTCCTTCCTACACCCGGCAGTCGGCCTCCTGCTGCCGGGAATATATGCCTCTCCTCGCCGCATGAGGCGGGCGGTGGCACCAGCTCCGCAAGGAGACAGGCCCGCGGAAAGCCTGACCAAACCCGCAGCATACCCCGAAAGGGGTATATATGCCGTGCCGCAGTCGCATGAGACGGGGGCGGGATCAAAAGTTTTTATATGAGGTGGTGAGCATGGCTGCACGGCTGACGGATAAGCAGAAGAAGAAAATCATTGCTGACTATGTGCAGCTGGGCAGTTATAACGCTGTTTCGAAGATCAACGGTGTATCCGCTACCACGGTCAAGAACATTGTTTTGAAAAGTGCGGATTTTGTGGAAAAGTGTGAACAGAAAAAAGACGAGAACACCGCCGATATTCTGGCCTACATGGAGAGCCGACGAAAGCAAGTTTGCGACATTATAGAGATTGGGCTTGCTGTGCTCCCAGAAAAAATCCAGACGGCAAAAACAGCTTCTGAAGTTACGACAGCTTTAGGCACACTAATTGATAAATTCACGGCGAATACAGAGCCAAAGCAGGATATCCACCCACTTTTGCGTGACATGTACGAATCGAGGAAACAATGAGCCTTTCCACAAAGCAAATAGATTTTCTGAATCGCCCATTTGACCGCACTCTGGATGTGGCGGAGGGAACGCCAAGAAGCGGCAAGACCACGGCCTGCATCCTGCGGTTCTATGACTTCTTGAACACCTCCAAGGACAGCAATTTCCTGGTGGTCGGTGCTTCACAGCAGCAGGCATTTCGGTTGGTCATGGATGGTGATGGAAATGGCCTGATCCACTTGTTTGGAAGGCAAGCGAACTTGAAGCATGATGACCATGGGGACCACCTGGAGGCTCTGACCTGTTCCGGCGTAAAGAAGATTTATTACAAGGGCGGAGCCAAGGCGGACAGCGACAAGGCTATACGTGGACTCTCCCTGGGTGGAGTGTACTTCTGCGAAATCGATATTCTCCACATGAACATGATACAGGAGTGTTTCCGAAGGACATATGCCGCGCATATCCGATGGCACCTGGCTGACCTGAACCCACCCGCGCCCATGCATCCAGTTATTACAGACGTGTTCGATGTGCAGGACACTCGCTGGACGCATTGGACGGTGGATGACAACCCGATTATCACACCGGAGCGAAAGGAAGAGTTACGCCGGACGCTGGAGAGAAATCCATATCTCTATCAGCGGGACTGGCTGGGAGAACGGTGTATCCCCCAGGGTGTGATTTACTCTATGTTCGACCCAAAGAAGCACATCTTGCCCCGGCTGCCGGATGATGCCCACCCTATTGAGATGTACTTTTCCGGAGACGGTGGTCTGACGGACGCCACAAGTGTGTCATGCAACTTGGTTTGCCGAACAAAGAAGGGACTGGCTCTGTATCGTGTAGCGGGATGGTATTATGACGGCGGCAACAAGGCCATGAGCGTGCAGGCAAGAGAGCTCGCCGGTAAGTTCGCTCCATATTGCCGTGATCGCTGGAATATGCGAGAGGACGCATGGTATATCGACCCAGCATGTAAGGCGCTGCGCAAGGAGTTGGAACTATACGGGATCGACGCACTCAATGCAGACAACAATGGTCACGATGTTAGAGGCGGTCGAAAGGGAATCCAGGTAGGAATTGAGTACGCCCAAAACATGATCCAGGATGGACGATTTTTCTTAGTGGAAAATGAAGAATATGGACATTTGGATTTTCTGAAGGAAATCGGGATGTACTGTGTAGATGAACATGGGAATCCGGTAGACGCCTACAATCACGCAATGGACGAGCTTCGGTACTCCATAAACCACTTTGTTAAGCAGTATATGTACTAAGGAGGTGTGACCTACGGGATTTGTAAAAAACATTCTTCTCTACCTAGCTCAGAAGGTAGGGTTAGAGTTGCAGGACAAGCCCATATATCGGGATGATTACAGCGATATGGGGAATATCTCCGTGACGGCAGTTATTGCAAACAAGGTGGCAACATTAGCCATGCAGGACAGCACCATCACCATTGAGGGAGAGAGCGCACGAGCGAAATTTCTGCAAGGTTTTCTAGACTACTACCTGGGCGACCGAATGGATGTAGCGGCAGAGGTGGCCCTGGGAACTGGAGACTGCATCGTGAAGCCATATACCGATGGAAAGCGCTTGGGCGTAGATATCGTGAAAAATGGGGACTTTGCTGTATGCGAGTCCATTGGAAACGATATTCTTTCCTGTATTTTGAAGGTCGGAGAGATCAAAAACGAGTCCGGCCTATATCAGCGGTACGAGATTCAGATGGTCAAAGAGGCGCAGACTGAGAGCGGACAGGAGACCAGCGCGCTCATCATTCGGAATGTAGCCTTTAAGGGTTCGAGCGAGATCAGACTAGAGCAAGTACCAGCTTGGAGGGACATTCCAGAGGAACAGATCATTCCAAACGTGGACCGCCCACTGTTTGGCCGGTATAAGTCGCCCGCAGTCAACCGAGCAGACGTGAACGGCGTAAATGGTGTGAAGATCACAGCTGGTGTGGATGGTCCTATGGCAAAAGCCGTGGAGGCGTATGAGCGATTTAACCGGGAGTACAGCGCCAAGGAGACAATGATCTTTGCGGACAAGACCCTGTTGACAAAGGACGAAAACGGAAATGTTGTGTTTCCGCAGGAAAAGCGGCGTTTTCTCCAAATGATGCGGGGAGTTGGAGACAATACAAATCCTGGGAAGCTGATTCAGGAATTTTCTCCCGAGATACGTGGAACCGACTTGGAGGTTGGGATCACAGTCAATAACAAAATGGTCGAGCTTCTGTGCGGCCTCTCTCCCGGAATCTTGACTCCGCCTACTACGTCCTATGCTACAGCCACGGAAATGAGGGCGGCTCTCAATTCCACCTTCGCAGTCATCACTAAGTTTCGCCGGGCGCTGGAACGGGGGACGGATGACCTGCTCCGGGCGGTAGATGTGATCGCGAACTATAATAATTTGGCTCCAATCGGGGATTGGGATACACAATACGATTGGTCCGCTTCTTATATCGAGCAGCTGAACGAGCACTTCAATCAGCTGACGGTGGCCGAGGGAATTGGTGCCGTGGATAAGGCGGAGGTCCGAGCTTGGATGATGGATGAGGACTACGAGACCGCAAAGGCCAGAGTAGAGGAGATCGAAGAGGAGACTGGACGCCAGTACATGGAGGAGGCGGCTGTTCAGCCGGTGATAAATGAGCCGACTGCTGAATGAATCTTGGCTGGAGGGCCTGCCGGACAACATTGTTTCAAACCTTGAAGCATTAAACAACTATGTGGTCCAGAGAATTTGTGAGCGAATCAAAAAGATTGGAGACATAGGGGCAGCAGATGCCAATCGGCTGAAAACCGCCATTGAGTATGCGGGGGCGGACCTCAAGGCAATTGAGAAAGAGGTGGCTCGCATTATGGGCATGAATCAGCAGGAAGTGGAAAGGCTGTTCGAGGAGGTGGCGGAAGAAAATGTGGAGTTTTCCAATACATACTACAGGGCCAAAAATATGGACACGCTCCAGAGCTACACATCCCGGTCGGCGCTGTCCTCCTTTGTAGAGGCCGCAATGCGTCAGGCCATGGACGGGACTTCCAATATCTCAAACACTTATATGGTCGGATTTAAGCGTGGGAAACAGACTGTCCCATTGCGAGAATACTATATATCCACCATTGACCGGGCAATCACTTATGTACAGACCGGAGTAGTTGATTATCAGAGCGCCATGCGCTCAACAGTCAAGGAGATGGCCAGAAGCGGACTGCGCCGGGTGACCTGGGAAAGCGGATACTCCCGCCGCCTGGATTCCTCCGCCCGCATGAATATCCTGGAGGGTGTTCGGCGTCTCAACAGTCAAATGATGGAGGAGACCGGACGAGAGTTTGGAGCCGATGGTGTGGAAATTTCCGCCCACGGCCTCTGCGCCCCCGACCACCGCCACATCCAGGGACGGCAGTTCTCCAACGAAGAGTGGGAGAGCATCAACCGCAGCCTCGACCGCCCTTTGGGGACGCTGAATTGCCAGCACTTCGCAACACCTATCGTTTTGGGGGTGTCCAAGCCAGTCTATAGCCGCAAAGAGCTGACGGATATCAATAGACGCTCCTCTGAGCGGATCGAGTACAAGGGCCAGAAGATGAGCCGATACGAGGCCAGCCAGAGACAAAGGCAGATGGAGACTGCTATCCGCTATGCAAAGGACGAAAGGGACGCCATGATAGCCGCAGGGGACAAGCTGGGGGCTACACAGGCCCGAAAGAAATCAGCGGAATTGAGCGCAGAGTACAAGCGTTTTTGCGAACAGGCGGGGCTTACGCCAAGACCGGAAAGGACAAGGTCCATGACGGGACCAACGGTGCAGAGAGTTTGATGGTTAATATGAGAAAAACCATCAACTACCGATAAATACTCGGCGACTGATGGCTCATTCTCAATTAGATTTCTGCACACTTAGCGATATCTGCGCGGATAAGGCTCTTGATATATCCGGCTTTGCTGGGAACACTGTTCAACCTCTGAATAATGTCTTGTTCCGTGGTTTCCACCAACCGGACCGTCAATATCTTTGTGTGCGCCTTGTGATAACGGTCCTGCGGAGTTTCTTTCCGTTCTTTAATGGGTATCGGCCCCTTTCAAAAGGTTGGGGCCGGTTCCCCGGCCCCGTGGTGATTACTGCTGGGAACCTGTGATATAGGCATCAATCAGCTTCTCCAGCTCGGCGGCGGTGTAGGTCTTATCCGGGTCTTGCTTCAAAATTCGGAGTAAGTCATACGCCATAGCCTTTTGAACATCCTTGCGCTCGTTTTCAGTAGGCATTTAATTTTCCCCCTTTCTGATTATAGTATAGCATAGGTATATACCTATGTCAAGGGAAATTTCAGATTATTTTGATAAAACCCGCACCCGCGGATTTTATACAACTTCCCTCTTAGCGTGGAGGTTTAACTACGCTCGTTCCCCATATCGGTGTGGGCGCACCGGATTTATAAATCAAAGTCCTTTAGGGAACGGAAAGGAACAACATGGATTTTACCAGCATTTTCAACGGAGAGGCTTTGACCCTGGCACAGTTCAACGAAAAGACAAAGGGAATGAAACTTGCAGATTTGTCCACAGGTGAATATGTGGCAAAGGGAAAGGACAAGGAACAAAAGGAGGAAATCGAGTTCTTAAAGCGACAATTGGCCGAAAAGGACGAGACAATCTCCAACCTGGAAAAGGCTAAAGGTGACTCCGCTGCTGTCCAGGCCGAGCTTGAGAAGTACAAGCAGGCCGAAGCCGAGCGGGCCAAGCAGGAGAAAGAAGCGCAGATGGACGCGATCCTCACACAGACCGCAGAGAGCGCCCTGGAGGGCCGGGAGTTTGTCAACGAGTACACCCGCGCTCACTTCCTGGGAGAGCTGAAGAAAGCGATCCAAGACCCTGCCAACAAGGGTAAAAAGCCCGCCGACCTGTTTGCCGACATGACCAAAGACGTGGATGGCATTTTCCGAAACCCACAGCATGAACCGCTGAAAATTGCCGGAGTGACCAAGAGCGACACAAGCGGCAACATGACCAAGGACCAAATCATGAGCATTAAAGATGCCTCAGAGCGTCAGGCCGCTATCGCCGAACACCTAGATCTATTTAGAAAGGATTGATAAACACCATGGCAGCAAAAGATAATTTGACCAAAACCGCTGACATCCAGTCCACCGCGCGCGTCATTGATTTCGTGACCCGTTTCGCCCGGAACTGGGAGCACCTGCGGGAGATCCTGGGCATCATGCGCCCTATCCGCAAAGAGCCGGGCGCGATCCTGAAGAGCAAGACTGCCTCTGTTACCCTTCAGAGCGGGAACGTTGGAGAGGGCGAGGAGATCCCATACTCCAAGGCTACGGTCATTGAGACCCCCTATGAGGAAATGACTGTGGAGAAGTATGCCAAGGCTGTGTCTATTGAGGCCATCAAGACCTATGGATATGACGTGGCCGTTGGCATGACTGATGATGCGTTTCTGTATGAGCTTCAGGACAACGTGACCAGACGCTTCTACGCCTACTTGAACACCGGCAAACTTGCCAGCTCTGAGACCACTTGGCAGAGAGCTCTTGCTATGGCTAAAGGTCTTGTGATCAACAAGTTTAAGCAGATCCACCGGACCGTCACCAATGTAGTGGGATTTGCTAATGTGCTGGACCTCTACGACTATCTGGGCGACGCCAATATCACCGTCCAGACAGCTTTCGGCTTCCAGTATGTGCAGAACTTCATGGGCTTCTCCACCGTGTTCCTGCTGTCTGACGAGGAGATCCCCCGTGGCCGAGTGATTGCAACCCCTGTGGAGAACATCGTTCTCTACTATGTGGACCCGTCTACCAGTGACTTTGCAAGGGCTGGTCTGGTCTATACCACGGACGGAGAAACGAACCTGATTGGTTTCCATGTGGAGGGGAATTACCACACCGCCGTGTCTGAAAGCTTTGCCATCATGGGCATGACCCTGTTTGCGGAGTATTTGGATGGTATTGCGGTCATCGATGTGGACACCACGCCCACCCTTGGGACGCTGACGGTTCAGAGTGCGGCGGGAACCGATTCCGGCGACACCAAACTGACTGTTACCCCGGCGAAGGAGACGGCGACCAATGTCTATAAATACAAAACCGATCCCTCTACGGCTCCGGTAGTTACTTACGGTCAGAGCGTACGCAACTGGACTACCTGGGATGGTGTGTCTGACATCACCGCCACCACTGGACACAAGATCACCGTGGTCGAGGCGGACAGCACCTATAAGGCGCAGAACTCCGGGAACACCACTGTGGCCTCTAAGACCTAATGTGAAGGGGGAAGGCATGATGTGTGGCTATATCACCTATGACCAATATAAGGCGCTTGGGGGGGAAGCTAATGCATCCGCCTTCCCCCGCCTTGAAATTTTGGCAAGGAAAAAGCTGGATTACTGGACACAAGGAAGGATCAAAGAATCAGATGATGATATCCGTCTTTGTATGTTTCTTATCATTGACGCCATGAAGAAGGTTGAGAGTGGATATGTCAATGTAGCAAGTACCAACAACGATGGTCTGACTGTCAGCTATGCTTCCGCTCGTACAGAGGAGCAAATGATGGGCTCTGTATATGACCAAATCGTGGAGATACTTCCCGTTGAGCTGGTCAGTTTGGAGGTTTGGACATGACCCCCCTATTTCGTGAGACTGTGACTATCCTGAATCGCCGGGTGGCGGAGGATGGAGACGGCCTGGATGTCTGGAAGAAAACCGTACTGACCGGCTGTGTGTTTGTCCGTACCACCGTTAGGAGTGTTTCAGGTGCCGATGTATCTATAGGGCAGACGGTGACCGTCCGCATTCCGGAATCGCCGAATTATCATCCGTACCAGGAGTGGAAAGGAAACATGAAGGGATTCACGGCCTCTGTCGGTGACATCGTGGTACATGGGAAGGTGACGGAGGACGTAAACCCGGACAATATACGGGAATTGATTGGAAAATACGAGTTTATGACCGTCCGCTCCGTCCGGGACAACACAGGGCTGCCATTGGGACACATCCATCTGGAGGGCGTATGAAGATCAGTGTTGAGGTTTTTAATCCGAAGAAAACCTTCAAGCGCATTTTTTCGGATGAAGTCAGGAAATATGCCCATACCCGACTGCATGCCTATTGCTCTCCCTACGTCCCAATGGACAGTGGTGCGCTGGACCAGACGGTAGACATCACTCCTAACTATGTTCACTATAAATCTCCATATGCTCATTTTCAATGGGATGGCAAGGTGTTTGTGGATGAAAGAGGCAGCACTTACGCAAAACGGAATACCAGCAAACACGCTACGGATAGACATCTAAAATACTCTCCAGACAAACACCCACTTGCGACCTCTCACTGGGAACGGGCTGCCATGAAAGCCAAAGGCGGCCAACTGGCGGAGGATATCGAACAGTACATCAAGAGGAAGTGACTTTATGGCGAACAAAAACAAGGAGATCTTAGAATTTCTGGAGCAATGCCCCGCCGTGAAGTCTTTTCTCTACTTTAACAGTTCAACGGACAAAGCTGGGCGCGTCAGTGTCGAAACCGTGTACAGTGATGTATGGGAAAAGAGATTTGTGCGTAACTCTGGGATCAAGGTCTATGAGTTTGCTGTTGTGCAAATGCTGCCGCAGGATCAGGGTACAAGCGACACGAACGCAGAGCAGGCACAGTCCGTCCAAGACTTTATGGACTGGATCGATGATCAGAACAGAGTCAGAAATTTCCCCAAATTTCAAGGATGTCAAGTTTTAAGTATTGAAAATCTACAAAACATGCCGAATCTGGCGGGCGTAAACGAGGCGGGAACGGTTGCCAAGTATATGTTCCAGGTCAGAGTTAGGTATTACACAAAAGGAGTGAAAGAATCATGAAAGTATCTGAGCTGATGGCTGGATATACTCCCGATGATGAATTTGAAGGGTTTGCCACAAATGACGACTGGGTCCTTGCGGTTGGTATTGGAGAGACCACAAGTGAAAAAGACTACACCGTGGTACAGCAGGGTATTGCGGGACTTGACCCGCAGATGAACCCCGTGACTCAGGACAAGCAGTACATTCGAACCGGCCTCTCTACTTCCAAAACCGGGACCCAGCGCACCTTCGCGATCACCGGAGATCGATATATCGGAGATGCGTTCCAAGATTACTGCTTCGGTATCAATATTGCCCACGGAGTCGGACAGAAAGTAGTCGTTCCCTATATTTATTTCTCCATTCTGACAGGCAAGGGAGAAAAGGGTACGGTTTCTATTATCGTCAATTCTGACGGCGGCGGAAACGCTGGCGAAAATTCTTCTATTTCCATCGACTTGCGGAGCGTTGGGACCGCACCTACTGAGTACACCTATTCTGCCGTATAAGGAGAGAGCGAAATGAACTATAAAGTTTCTATTCTCGGAAAGAATTACGATCTTCCTGCGCGGACGTTGGCCGTAGATGAAAAAATCGAAGCTGTGGCAAAAATCGACCAGGAATACCGCAATGGGGAGATCACCCGGCGGGAAGCCGTTCAGAGGCTGCATATGTTCGTTGATGATCTGGCCCCTGGCTCTCTCCCTGATGTGGAAGATGTGGACACCAACGATCTGATGAGGGCTTGTGAGGATATCATCACAGCATATGACGCTCCGGCGCGAAAGGCCAGGATTGAAGCAAAGATGGCCGAAGCGCGGGAGGCTCTGAATCGGCCCGAGTTACAGAAGCTTCTCGCTTTGTACAATTTGAAGAAATGAGCCTGTATAGGGAGCCGCCGGAAAGCGTTACGGTCCAAGGAAAGGAATATCCAGTAGATACGGATTTTCGCCGTTGGATCGAGTTCCAGGGGATGCTCGTGGCTAAAGAGGATGACACAACGAAAGCGGAACGGCTCTGTGGATTTATGAAATCCCTGGGCCTTCCGCCCTCTCAAGAGTCCCTGGAGGCCATGATGGAATTTTATTCAGCAGCATCACAGGAAAAGCCAGGAGCAGGCAAAGCACGGCCCCAGGCATTTGATTTTGAACAGGACAGCGAGTTCATTTTCTCCGCTTTCTGGGAGTGCTATGGGATCGACCTTAGTATAGTCAAATTGCATTGGTGGAGATTTAAGGCGTTGTTCAAGTCCTTGCCACAGGACTGTGAGATATGCCGCATCATGGGATATCGGACAGCTGACATGAAAGATGTCCCAAAGCATCAAAAACAATTTTATCGGGAGATGAAAGCGCGGTATGCCTTAAATGGCGGGAATCCCGCATACAGAACCGAACAGGACATGAAGGACTATGTTAAAAGACGATACGAAGAAGCGCAAATTCGTATGTCCCTACTGCGGGGTGGTGGACAGTCGGGTGATGCTGGGTCCAAAAGCTAAATCAATTGACATTTGGATGAAGTGCAAAATCTGCAAAAAAATATTTGAGTTAAAAGTGCCGTAGTGCCATAGCCCCTGGAGGTGGCATAGTTGGCGAATGACGGCACTGTAAAAATCGGAACCGATATTGATGACAAAGGGTTTAAGTCTGGCCTCTCTAAACTGGGCGGTGTTGCAAAAACAGCGGTAAAGGGCACTGTAACAGCTATTGCAGGCGTTACTGCAGCCGCAACAGGTGCCGTTGCTGGTCTACTTTCGCTAGAATCAGCTACCGAAGAATATCGGATTGCACAAGGCAAACTGAACACAGCTTTTGAAGCAGCCGGTTATGGTCCAGAGACTGCTTCCAAAGCATACAGTGACTTCTATAAAATATTGGGGGATACAGATACAGCCACTGAAGCGTCCCAACTTTTGGCGAAGCTGGCGGAGAATGAAGAGGATGTATCCACATGGACCAATATCGCCGCCGGCGTATTTGGCACCTTTGGCGACTCTCTTCCAATCGAGGGCTTGATTGAGAGCGCCAACGAGACAGCGAAGGTCGGTCAGGTAACCGGTGTCTTGGCTGATGCACTTAACTGGGCCGGTATCTCCGAGGATGAATTTAATGAAAAGCTGGCCGCCTGTACATCGGAGAGCGAGCGCAACCAGCTTATTATGGATACCCTGTCCGGGACCTATGACGAAGCGAGCGAAGCCTTTTACCGGAACAATGAGGCGCTGATCCAGGCCCGGGAGAACCAGATCCTGCTCGATGATACGCTGGCCCAGCTGGGGGAGACCGTATCCAGGGTAAAAAACAATCTGTTGGCGGAGTTCCTTCCCTCCATTGCCAGCGTCGTTACAGCCTTTAACGACCTAGTGAATGGGGTGGATGGAGCGGACGAGGCTCTTTCTAGTGCTATTGGTAATATGGTCACGGCACTAGTAGAGAAGCTTCCAGAGTTTTTATCCTTTGGCGTTGATGTTCTCCAAGCAATTCTCCAGGGCATAATTGACAACCTTCCAATATTGCTGGATGGCATGGTCCAGATTGTCCAAGAAATTGGAGCATCGCTACTTGAATTAGCTCCATCCCTTGTTGATGCTGGGCTGCAATTACTCACGTATATTGCAGAAGGAATAGAGCAAGGCATTCCTGAACTATCGGAAAGAATACCTGAAATTATTACCGGATTTCTGGAATACATGCAAGAGGTCTTTCCGGAGTTCCTGGATGTCGGGATAGAGATACTGAAAAATATAGCGGAAGGGGTTCAAGATGGACTTCCTGATTTGGTAGAACAAATACCAAACATCATCACATCTTTCTTGAATATTCTATCCGAAAATTTTCCCCAAATAGCAAATGCGGGAGTAAATATTATATATAAATTAGCTGATGGAATTATCCAGTCAATTCCAAGCCTATTGGAGAATCTTCCTCAGATTATTTCCGCAATTGTTGACTTTATAGTGGACAATCTTCCATCCATTGTAAGCGTTGGAATGGATTTGATTTTCGCCCTGGTAAGCGGATTAATTCAAGCCATCCCATCTATTGTTCTTGCTATACCAGATATCATTGAAGCCATTATCGACGGGCTTTCTCAACTTCCTGGCATGCTTTTCGATATTGGTGTCAATATCATCCAAGGTTTGATAGACGGATTCCTCTCCATGGTCGGGAATGTGGTAGATGCCATCGGCTCTGTTATCGATGCGATTTTTGGGACCGCAGAAAAAGAGGCAGAAGTACACTCCCCATCTAAGCGAGGAGAGCGGCTGGGTAAAAATATAGATCAGGGCCTAGCTAATGGACTGGAGGGCAACATATCGGCGGTTAAAAACGCCGTATCCAACTTAGATGTGCTCAGTGAATTAGAAAAGTCTATGCCAAATTTTGAACGGCGTATCACTTTGATAAACGATGGAATGGTCCCCGCCTCCGTCTCAGCATCGGTTCCCCGGTCCCAGAGCGAACAGACCGAAAGCGGCTCGAGCCGGGCTGGCGGCGGGGAGCAGAGAGTCAAGTTGGATATCGGGTTTTATCCCAGGGAGGCGGCGAAGTTCCTGAGACCGTATATGAGAGGCGAAGATAAGCGCACAGGAGAAGATCTGGTGGAGTGAGACAATAATGAGCTATATCTTTACATTGGATGGGACTGGGTACAACGTTGGAGTAGAATCCATTTCCAGAAAAGCAAGAATTGCGGACGGCCAAAATTCAGATGATGCACTCTCAGGATACCATTGGCGCGATTTACAAGGGACATTTTACGACTATAAAATCGTCATTTCTGCGGATGGAATGAGTAGGGAGGAATATGATTCTTTCTACGAAGTTCTTACGGCCCCTGTTGACAGCCATGTGGTAGTGGTCCCATACGGACAAACCACATTATCGTATGAGGCATATATCGAAATAGTAGAAGATGAAGTGGAGTATATGGATGATGGAACATGCTGGGGAGGGCTAACCGTCACATTTTACGCCAGAGAGCCAAAGAGGGTGCCAACATGAATCAGATTCTCTACAACGGAAAGCTATATTCGTCAAAGGACATCTTTTCCGGTAATGTTGGGATCTCCATGTCTCTAAGATCCTCTTCTTTGGAAGCTAATACCCTTTCCGCAGAGGTAAGGGATTCTGGAAATACATTTTCTAATTTTGCCAGAAACACTCCTCTTAAATGGCTGTATGATGGGTTGCAAAAAGGGATTTTTTACCTTCAAGAGGTAGAGCGGATAGGCCCTGCACGTTACAGCATGTACGCAACCTCGGCCATCGGAATCCTGACTGAAGGAATCCACTACGGGGGGATCTACAACGGGCAGACGGCTCAAACGGTAATCTCTGACATCTGTGGAACCATTCCTTTTTCGATCCAGAACAAATATAAGGATATCAAACTTTACGGGTGGCTCCCGGTATCTACACCAAGAGACAATCTGGTTCAAGTGCTTATAGCAATAGGTGCCTGGGTAAAAACGGATCTAAATGGGGTTTTGCGGATTGAAGGACTTTGGGACGGAATATCAGAGAACATCAATCAAGATTATCTCCTTAAAGGTTCAAAGATTTCGAAAACAGCAAAAATTACCCAGGTAGTGGTTACTGAGCATCAATATGTAGAGGGAGGAGAACAGACAAGTCTATTTGAAGGTGTCACAGCACAAGGAGATATTATTACATTTAGAGATCCCATGTATAGTTTATCGGCTCAAGGCTTCTCGATCCTCGAAAGAGGGAGCAACTATGCGAAATTATCAGGTGGGTCTGGAAAGCTTACAGGTCGAGCATACATCCATAATACACGAGAGATCGTGCGAGATGTAGCGGCGGCAGAAGAAGAGAATGTTAAGAGGGTAAAAAATGCGACCCTGGTATCACTTGTGAACTCTGCTTCAGTTGCAGACCGACTTGTAAACTACTTCAAATGGACGGAGACAATAGATTCCCCCGTAATATATCAAGGAGAAAGTTGCGGGGATTGTGTTACTGCATGGCATCCATACGAAAAAAAGAATGTCTCCGCTTGCCTGGAGTCTGCGGATATTGATTTTTCAAACACACTAAAGGCAACGGAAAAACTTCTGATTGGTTTTGCTCCTCCCCAATTCGAACAGAATCAAACATACGATAAACACGAAATTCTCACAGGCTCTGGGACCTGGACCGTCCCGGAAGGCACTACCTCGGTAAGAGCTGTATTGATTGGTGCGGGTGGTGCTGGGTTTGATGGGAGCCCAGGTGGAGATTCGACCGAGACCTGGGAGGACGAAGAGATCAAGACGACCAGGATCAACCTGACTGCCCCCACCACCTCGGCAAGCGACTCCAGCAATGTGAGCAACAGAGGAGCGGGAACGCCCGGGAACGGAGGAGCAGGAGGTGCCGCCGGAACGCCGGGAAAGGTGTATGAGGTGACATTCAGCCCCAGCAGTGGTTCTCGGATCTCGTACAGTTGTGGGTCTAAAGGCACCTCAAATGGAGCTCTCGGGGGAGCAACTACCTTCGGAAGTTATTCATCGAACAGTGGCAGCACGAGCTCTGCGGGCTATACGGACATCATAAGTGGTATCACATATGCTAAGAGCGGTGACAGCGGAGCAGACGGCGGAAAAGGCGGTTCGGGTGCTGATGGCGAGAGTGTTGGCGGCGTGTCAGGAGGGAAACAGGAGCCTTCTGGCTCGGCAACCAGAAGCGATTCTGATACACAACGCCGCTCAAATATATCTATGGACATTGACGCGACCGCAAATTTCTCCCTTGGAGCCGCCGGCGGAGGAGGGGCTGGAGGAAACTCCGGCAACAATCTCGGAACTCCTGGGGGTGATGCAGAAGTCGGAAGTGTGCGCTTAAGCATCACAACAGGATACATAAACGCATTTGTGTACCCAAACAGGGGTGGAACGGGTGGAGACGGTGCGGATGGGGCTGATGCATCCGTCTATGGATGCTCTGGTTCTGGTGCCGGAGGAGGCGGCGGGGCCGGAGGAGATAGCTCTGCATCTTCAAATGTCTCAGCGCAGTATTACGTCTATAACATCACAATTGAAACTAGAACTGATTTTGCAATCAACAATAATGCTGGCGGTGCCGCTGTTAGAAAAGGCGGAGCCGGTGGCAAAGGTGGAGCTGGCGCGGACGGCTGCATCATCCTGTATTACGGCGTTACGACTCCGGTCCAGGACGGCCAGCTCAAGGACAAAAACGGCTTGATGCTGCTGGACAAGTACGGCAGACGGCTCATCGTATAGGAGGGTAGACATGGCAACGATAGACGAACTGAATGCCCAGGTGGCACAGCTCAGGGCGGAAGTGGAGCAGCTGCGGGGGCAGATCGCCAGTGCGGGAGTCAATGCTCTGGCCGCGGCTCCCTCTGGCTATTACATGCTCAAATACAGCGGTGAAGAGATAGACACGAAACTAGGCAAGATTTGATGGAGGTGATCGCTGTGCTCTATATGCAGGACTGGCATATTTGTGTCCCGGCGGATTTTTCGTTGGGGTTTGAGGGGGACAACAATGCCGTTACCCTGGAGATCAGCACAGATCTTCCAGAGGACTGGGACCTGAAGGTCGATGTGGCAAAAGATGGAGAGAAAAACATCATCCAGCTCAACCGCAGAGATAACGTCTACTATGCCCTCCTCACCTCCTCCATGTTGGCGGATGATGGGGTCTACGAGATGCAGGTGCGTGGGACATTGGGAGATCAGGTCCGGCACAGCAATATTTTTCTATCCCATGTGCATAACTCCATCAACGCCACAGACGCCTTCCCCCCTCCCCTGCCCTCTGAATTTGAGCAAATGGAGGACAGGCTCACCAGCATCAACAACAATCCGCCCCAACCCGGCGAGAATGGATACTGGCTGATCTGGGACCCTGATGACATGGAGTACAAGGAGTCTGATATCCCTCTCCCCGCGGAAGGTGGGACTGTTGGGACCACGGATTACAATAAGCTCAAAAACAGGCCCAGCATCAACGGCGTGGAACTGATTGGGAATAAAACATCAGACGAGCTCAAAATACCAGCAGGAGAAAAGGGTGAGAAGGGCGACCCGGGGCCGGAGGGACCTGCTGGACCAAAGGGGGACCCGGGACCGACCGGACCGCAAGGCCCAGAGGGGCCAGTTGGCCTACAAGGGCCGAAGGGAGATACCGGCGAACAAGGCCCAGCCGGCGAGCAGGGACCTCCGGGAGAGCGTGGACCGGAAGGGCCGCAGGGTCCGAAAGGTGACCAGGGCGAACAGGGAAAGCAAGGACCTAAAGGAGACCAGGGAGAACCCGGTCCGCAGGGACCCGCCGGAATAGACGGGACCTCATTTGTAGTGAGAGACCGCTTTGACACACTGGAGGAGCTGAAATCCGCCCACCCCATTGGCGAGCCTGGGGATGCTTATGCCGTGGGCTCGGAAGATGACAACACGATCTACATCTGGTCGGAAGACCTGATGAACTGGAAGAGCATCGGCAAGCTCCAAGGGCCAGCGGGACCGCAGGGGCCGAAGGGAGATCAAGGTCCAAAGGGAGAGCCCGGGGAACAAGGAGAGATCGGCCCGAAAGGCGATACAGGCCCCGCCGGTCCGCAGGGAGAGCAGGGTCCTAAAGGCGATAAGGGAGAGCCTGGGGAGACAGGTCCAAAAGGAGATGTGGGCCCAGAGGGGCCACGAGGCCAGCAAGGCATCCATGGCCCAACAGGAGAGCAGGGCCCTCACGGCGAGAAGGGAGACAAAGGAGACCCGTTTACTTATGACGATTTTACCCCTGAGCAGCTTGAAGGGCTAAAAGGGCCAAAGGGAGACACTGGCGACCAGGGTCCGAAGGGAGATCAAGGAGAGCGAGGACCTGAAGGGCCTGCTGGAGCTCAGGGGCCCATTGGTCCGGAAGGTCCCAGAGGGGAACAGGGACCACAAGGGGAGCCCGGTCCGAAAGCAGAGCCGTTTTCGGTGACCCTTACGGGATCTGGATGGGCCGAAAACGAGCAAACGGTGAGCCACGATAAGATTTTAACGGGCGCCTATTCCTACATCGTATGTCCAGCTGAAGAATCATATATGGCTTATGCCACAGCTATTGTGAGGGCAAAGGATGTGGGCACAAACGGACAAATGACCTTTGTGTGTACGGAGACACCCGAATCGGACCTTGTGGTAAATATCCTTAGAGTGGAGGCGCAAGATGGTATTTAACATGGTGGGCGGCGCAGGAGGCGGCATCAAGCTGAAGAGCATTGCAATCACCACACCGCCTGACAATATCACATATCTCCCCGGAGAGGTCTTTGACCCTGCGGGGATGGTGGTCACGGCATCGTATTCCAATGGGGCCACCCTGACGGCCACCGGCTGGACCTACTCTCCCAGCGGAGCACTGCCGGAGGGGACGAGTGAGGTGGAGATCATCTACACCGAGGCCGGGGTAACAAAGACCGCCGTGCAGGCCATCACTGTGGAGCGTGGGACCATCTCTGTGCCCACGGTATTCGGGAGCCTTACATACAATGGACAAGCCCAGAGCCCCACCCTGACGGGATATGACGCAGGCAAGATGACCCTTTCCGGCGACACATCCGCCACAAACGCCGGGAGTTATACAGCGGTGGTCACGCCCACAGCGCAGTACAAGTGGTCGGACGGGAGCACGGAGGCGAAGGATATCCAGTGGTCTATTGCTAAGGCAACCCCCAGCATCACGTTTGACCCGGCATCTGTGAGCCTGGATACCTCCACCACATCTCAGGCGGTGGCTGTCACCTACACGGGGGACGGCACTCTGTCCGCACAGTCTGATAACTCCGGCGTAGCTACAGCATCCCTGGAGGGGACCACCCTGACAGTAACAGGTGTGGAGACCGGAAACACGGCCATCCAGGTATCGGCCAGCGAGGGGACAAACTACACAGCGGCCAGCGCCTCTCTGAGCGTGGCGGTGCAGTTTGCGATTATCATTCCGGTGGTGCCAACACAGAGCGGAAGCCTGACATATAAACCATATACGTTGCAAACAGTAGCATGGAAAAACTACGACCCGGATCAGCTGACCATTGGAGGAAGTGTCAAGGGCACCAATGCGGGGACCTACACCGCAACATTTACTCCTAAGCCCGGATATCAGTGGTGGGATGGGACTACGGAGACGAAAAACGCGACGTGGACGATTGGGAGGGCACCTCTTGTAGTTTCATTTTCTCCAAGGTCAGGTCCAGGTTCCCCGCTTGTATTAGGAGCAAACAATAAAACGGCTGTTGTATCGGTGCAGACTAACGCTGAATCAACAACATTTTTTATCGAGTCGCAGCAAAGCAAAGAGTACATAAGTACAAATGTTGATGTTGATTCTGGCACCATTACGATAAGTGCGCTTAAAAGCACCAATGGATTAGCAGCGAATTCCACAGTATTTTATGTCCATATTAGCGCAGGAAGCAATTACACCAGCTCCACCCCAGGATATTATGTCCGTGTCGAATCCCTTACCTCCGTCTTCGGCGTCTCCTGGGACAGCTCCCAACCATCCACCGCCCTGACCCGTCTGACCAAAGCCAACGATCCCAACAAGCTGGTCACTGTGGACATCACAACCGAGCCAGTACCCGCAGTTGGGACAGGCTCAGGCTCCTCACCATTCGACAGCTATATGCCGTGGATGGGGATGGAGGAGTACTGTGCATCCCTTGTTGGTTCTGCTCCACCAAGAGAAGTTTCTGCTTTATACAAAAAAGGTGAAGATGGATTTGAACGGACTAATCCCAATAAGCCTGTATTTGTTAAAATACCGGAATTCTACTACAAAATCGAAAAGAGCGGCAATATATTCCGATATTACATCGCAGACGGGCCGGCAAGTGGATTTTCACTTCACCCTGGAAGCGGTTGCTACGTAGCAAGATACGAGATCAGTAATAATAATGTTAACGGAACCAATACGTTTACAAGTTATTCTGGAAACTTTATTACAACTTCGACTACAAGATCCGGATTTCGCAATACAGCAAAAGTAACAGCCACCGGCTTCCAGCTCTACGACTTCGCCGCATGGTGTGCTTATGATTTGTTGTATCTGGTCGAATACGCCGATTGGGAGGGTCAAAAGAAGATAGCTCAGGGCCTCGTCAACAACCCATCAGTCAACAAAACTGGATTGACCGACGCCATGGTCTACCACACCGGAAGAGCAAACTCGAGTGATAATAGTGCGGTGCAGTACCGTTGGATTGAGAACCCGTGGGGGAATGTTCGGGAGTGGGTAGATGGAATCAACTTCCAAAACCGGACTGCTTATATCTGCACCGATCCTACCAAGTATGCTGACGACACCACCGCCAACTATACCTCCACCGGTGTCACTCTCAGCTCCACCACTGGCTGGATCAAAGGCTTGGGCCTATCCACCGATTTTCCGTGGGCCTATCTACCTAATGAGCCCGGAGGTAGTTCGACTACCTACATCCCGGACTATATGTACTCCGGCGGCGGCTGGCGTGTGCTTAATGTCGGAGGTTCCTATAGTAAGCGCTTGAATGGCGGTCAGTTTTACTTCGACGCGAGTAACACGTCATCGGACAAGAACTCCGACCTCGGCGCTCGTCTCCAGTTCCGGGAGGTGAAATCATGAGAGTAAGAGGCGATAACGACCCCGGCACGTTCTCCATTGAGGCCATGCCCAATAAACCCGGATGGTGTCTGGTGCGGTTCTATGAGAATGTCGAAGAATACCATGAGCAGTTGGACGAGACCACCATCACGGGCTGGGAGTATGACGAATATCACCTGGAACAGCCCACCATCTCCCAGGAGGATATCGAGGGCAACCTTGAGGTCTATCTGAGGGCGGCAAAGGAGAACGAGGTCACCCCAGAGAGCCGCCTGGAGGATGTGGAGAAAAACAAGGCAGACAAGCAGGAGGTCGCCGCAGTATGGGACAGCATGGCGGCGGCGTACCAGGAGGGGGTGCAGAGCGCATGATGACGAATCAGGAACTCATTCTGGGCGTAATGCGCGCCCAGGGCAAGGCCGACGCACTGGATCTCCGCGCCCGAGCGCCGGAGCTGGACGGAACGGCCATTATCGCAGAGGAGGCCAAGGTGCCGCAGTTCGACGGCACGAAGGATTACTCCAGCTGGGCCATCGGCTCCCCCGTGTGGGAGGAGGTCAACGGAGAGCGGCAGGTATTCACCCTGCTCCAGCCGTCCAATACGCCGGCGCTGTGGTCGATCCGACACACCAAAGACCCCTCCAAGGCAAAGGAGTGGGTTGCCCCCTACGGCACCAGCGGCATGTACATGTCTGGGGAGTGCTGCATGGACGGCGGCGTGGTATATCGATGCCTGACGGACAACACCGTACATAGTCCAACAGATTACCCGCAGGCGTGGGAAAGGGTATAAAAAATCCCCCTGTAGGAGCTTAACTACAGGGGGCGCATCCGATTGTCGAAAAAGGGGGTAACCTTTTTGAATTGGGAGCCGGATGCAACGCCAGTATAGCACATCAAAAGAGGGCCCGCAAGAGGAGAGCAAAAATTTTGTCGAAATGGAGGTCAATACTTACCTGATGGATGATAAATGCTTGATTGACCCACAGAGGGATTGCCTTGGACTCCAAAAGGCAAACATGCTGGAGCGGCAGATGGAGAAAATGCAGGAGCAGGCAAGAGATACCCACAATAAGCTGTTTGACCGAATAAGAGACCTGGAAAAAGCGGAAGCAGCCAGGAACGAGCAGTACGAGAACATCATGGGGAAACTGGACAAGTTGATCGCTTGGCAGGAGGCAGAACAAGCGGCCCCAAAGAAGAGATGGGATTCCATCAAGGATAAGGCCATCTGGGCTGTATTGGCCGCAGTGATTGCTTTCCTGCTGGGAAGGATCGGCCTATGAGCACGCAGATGATCCTGGCCGTTGTAGCGGCGTTCTCTCTGGCCTGTGTGTTCTGTCTGGGGCTGTGGTGGCTGTCCGCCCACCGGTCCAAAAGGGGCCGCACAGAGACCATGAAGGCCATCGTCTGGCTGTGCCTGTGCAATGGCTGCGCCTGGGTGTGGTGCTCCTATCTGCTGGCCTACCTGGGCCGGACAGAGATCGCTGAGAGCCTGTCCCAGGTAGCTCTCACAGAGATCATTGGAGTGGTCCTAGCTTACGCCATCAAATCCCTGGTGGAGAACCTGAGCAAGAATAATAATTGGCCCGATAAGGCCAGAAAGGATGAAACGACCCATGAATGAACTGACCAACTATCTGCCTATGCTGCTGGCCCTGGTGCTGGCGCTGACCCTGGTGACCAACATCATCGTACAGGTGCTCAAGAGCCTGCTGTACGATATGCTCCCCACCAACCTGCTGGCCTTCCTGGTGGCCGCGGTAGTGACGGTGGGGGCGGGCTTCGGCCTGTGGTCCTATTACCGCTTTGCCATCACCGGCTGGATGATCGTGGCGCTGATCGCCCTCATCTTCCTGGTGGCCTTCTCTGCGATGTTCGGTTATGACAAGCTGGTGCAGCTGATGGAGCAGGCGGGGTGGATCAAGGCACAGAAGTGAGGAGGCGCACTATGGCAACCGCTGAGAAGATATTGGAGATCGCCCAGTCGCAGATCGGGACCAAAGAATCCCCTGCCAAGAGTGATAATGTGAAATACAACACTGCCTACTATGGCAGAGCAGTCTCGGGCGGTGGATATCCCTGGTGTGCCGTGTTTGTCTGGTGGGTGTTCCGGGAGGCCGGGGCCTCTGACCTGTACTATGGCGGAGATAAGACCGCCTACTGCCCCACGCTGATGTCCTTCCACAAGAAGCAGAAGGTGACTGACTACCGGCCGGGAGACATCGTGTTCTTCAACTTCTCCGGAAGAAGCTCCGCCGGGCATGTTGGCATCTGCGAGAGCTGGGACGGGACCTACATCACCACCATTGACGGCAACACCGGAAGCGCCAGTGAGGACAACGGAGGTGCGGTACTGCGCCGCCGGAGACACAAGAAATTCATTGTGGGCGCATATCGCCCCGAATATCAGGAGGATGATATGACTCAGGATCAGTTTGATGCAATGATGGAAAACTGGATGTCCAGGCAGGCCAAAAAGAAACCGACCCAGCAGTGGGAAATTGAAGGGCTGGAAAGAGTGGTTAAGGCTGGCGTTACAGATGGGTCCAGGCCCATGGGTTTGTGTACTCGACTGGAGGCTGCTATGATGGCGGCTGCAAATAAGTAATAAGGACGTGAGTAGAGGTGTCAAGGGCCAAAGTTCGCTTTCCTGGAAAACTGGAGGAATTGACTACATCCGAAATGAAAGCATCCATTAAAGAAGCGAACCTTGGGACAAAAGACACCGATATCGCCAAAATGTATTTATTGGAACGAAAAGCGCAAATTGACGTTGCTGACTGTTGTGGAATAGATCGAAAAACACTACATAGGCATCTTCCGTTTATTTTTGAAAAGGTGGAGTTTACAGCAACTAAGTTGGGATTCCTCCAAAAAGGTACATAACACCACCAAACTTCCGCTGGAATGTCCCCCAGCGGAGGTTTTTTTATGCGACAATATATCCATGGAGGACGTGGGGAACAAGGGCTGTACACGTCGCAGTCCTCCTCACGGACTCCTGATTTTTACGATAAAGGACGTGTGATATATGACTCCGGTAGAAAGGCTGGTGGCTGCCGGCATCCGACCGGACTGTGCCGCCGAGAGTGTGATGTGGTATCAGGCCCAGGGGGATGACTATGGGCTCCAAAAATACTTGGACGAGGTAGAAGCAAGAAAGGAGGCGCTGGACAATGGCCGGATTTCCTAATTATACATACCCCGCTTATGGCGGATACAACCCAGTAACTCCGTTTGCGCCCGCTCCACAGATCTACCAGCCTATGCAGCAGCCCTCTCCGCAACCCGTACAGGCCGCACAGACGGTTGGGAATACAAACACACAGCCTAACTTTTTCTGCCGTCCTGTGGCCTCCAGAGAGGAGGCGCTGGGGGTCCCAGTGGACTTTATGGGTGCTCCAATGTTCTTCCCGGACCTAGCCCATAATGTGGTCTACATGAAACGATTCAATACCAACAGCGGTGCAGCTGATGTGTTCGAGTTTAAGCTCGATGTACCCAGAGAAAAACAGGAACAAGCCCCTGCGCAGGTGGCGGCCTTTGCTCCACTGGACGAGTTTATAGACATGAAGGACACAGTGCAAAACCTAAAAGATGAGGTGGACAGACTGAAAAAGCCCGCTGGAAAGGCAGTGAAAAAGAATGATGCCTCCGATGAATAATCCCATGATGGCTATGCTCCAGATGGCACGGAACGGCGGAAATCCCATGCAAATGCTTCAGCAAATGGCTGGGCAAAACCCACAGGCCGCCCAGGCTATGCGGCTCATCCAGGGGAAAAACCCGCAGCAGCTCCGCCAAACTGCGGAGAACATGGCAAAGCAGAGAGGGACCTCAGTTGAGGAGATCGCAAGACAGCTTGGGCTTCCGATGAAATAAAATAGCGCACTCTTTATCAGTTTTCGGGTCTTGATAAAAACCGCTCTTTGGAAACATCCGGGGAGCGTACGGCCCCGATGTAATAACTGATAAAGGAGTATATACAATGGATAACGATTTTGCGACTGGCTATGCGCTGGGCAGCGATTCCAACGGCGGAAACTGTAACAACGGCGGCTTCTGGGGCGGTGACGGCTGGTGGGCTATCATCATCTTTGCCATGATCTTCGGCTGGGGCCGCGGTGGTTTCGGCGGCTTCGGTGGTGGCGGTGCCAGCACTGATCCCGGACTCCAGGGCCTTGCCACCCGCGCAGATGTAAACGAGGCCATTGCCTTCAACGGTGTGGAGCGCGGCATCTCTGCTATCCAGCAGGGCATCTGTGACAGCACTTATGCCCTGAACAACAGCATTACCAGCGGCTTCAACAACACAAATGTGGCTCTGCTTCAGGGCTTCAACGGTGTCCAGTCTCAGATGTGCAATATGGCCGCTCAGGCTCAGGATTTCTGCTGCCAGACCCAGCGGGCCATTGATGGTGTGAATTACAACATGGCCACCAACACCTGCGCCATCCAGAACACCATCCAGGGCAGCACCCGCGATATCCTGGAGAATAACAACTCCAACACCCGCGCCATTCTGGACTTCCTGACTCAGAGCAAGATCGATTCCCTCCAGGCGGAGAATCAGTCTCTCAAGCTGGCTGCCTCTCAGGCCAACCAGAACAGCTACCTGACCGCTACTCTGGATGCCCAGACCTCTGAGCTGATCCGCCGGATCAACCCCATGCCTGTGCCCGCCTATCAGGTGCCCGCCCCCTATCCCTACTGCGGGGCCTATAACAATGGATGCGGCTGTGGCTGCTAAATTGCATCAAAATCGAGGCAATTAACTTTCCGGCTCTGCCGTGACTATTTCGGGGCGGTGGGCTGAGTGTCTGCCGCCCCTGATTTTTGGAGGTAATTATGTCTTGTAAACCTGTATGCAGACTCTGTGACCGGCTTGTGATCTCTCAGGCGGTCGCTTTTACCGGTGGAAACCTGGAGATCAACCTTCCTGCTGGTTCCTACAACAACGGAGAGAAGTATTGCGTGGTCGTGGGTCAGGCCATCCCCGACACCACTACCATCAATGCTCCGGTGTATTTTACTATCGGGACCGGGACCACTCTCTATCCGATGACAAAGCGGAATTGCGCTCAGGTCACCGCCTGTGGCATCCGTACCCGGACCAAATACTCTCTCTGTGTCGTTACTACCCCAACCGGAGGTTCGTTCCGTATGCTGGGCACTCCCTGCTGCTCCCCCAGCAACAACCTAACCAGCATTGACGGGGGCGCTGCTCCCGCCCCTACGGCGTAAGGAGGGATCAAAATGAAACGATCCACACGGATGATGCTCATGTCCAGTGGCAGCAATCGCCGCTACAACGATGGACGCAGCTATGAAAACTACGATGTTGATGATAAATTCCGTGACCGCCGTGGCCGGGAGCACTATGACAACGGTCGGTATGCGCCTCGTTCTGAGATGATGGAGCCGGAGGACCGGGGATATCGTCGATATTCTGATGGCCGTTTTGCCCCTCGCAATGATGGTGGGACGTGGGTGGAGAGCAACTACTGGGATGACCGCATGACGGGCCCTCAGTCCCACTATGGCTATCCATACTATATGCCTCCGGCCTATACTGATAGACGGGAGATGACTAGGCCCATGAATAAGATCGGATTCGCCATTTCTGGTGAGGGTGAAATGAAGACCCCCAGGGAGTTTGAACACGACTACCGCATGAACGAAATGGAATACCGGAGAGGTGGAGAGCGAATGAGTGGCTATGGAGCCGCTTCCGGGCACATGCCCTTCGACCGCCGCATGGCGGAGGAATGGACCGCCAATATGGAAAATGAGGACGGCACAAAGGGGCCTCATTGGTCGTTTGAGCAGGCCAAGCAGGTCATGGCCCAGCGCGGGATCGAGTGCGACCCTGCGGAGTTCTGGGCCGCACTCAACATGATCTACAGCGATTACGTCAAGGTCGCCAAAAAGTTCAACGTGGGGAGCAATATCGACTTCTATGTGGACATGGCGAAAGCGTTCCTGGACGACAAGGACGCCGGACCGGACAAGCTCGCTAAGTATTATCAGTATGTCGTGAGATGA